GCTATTCTTCATTCTCTTTATCACAACGTGTTAAACATCGAGCATAACCTTTTCTCTTGGTGTCGAACGATGTGTAAGTATGGTGATTTCTTTCTTTACCTTGATTTAGATGAAAAACTTGGTATCACTTCTGTTATCGGGCTTCCAACACAAGAACTTGAAAGAATGGAAGGAGAAGACAAGAACAATCCCAACTACGTTCAGTACCAGTGGAACTCAGCAGGTCTTACATTCGAGAACTGGCAAGTAGGTCACTTCCGTGTATTAGGCCAAGATAAATACAACCCATACGGAACATCAGTTTTAGAGCCAGCCCGTCGTATTTGGCGCCAGCTTACTCTTCTAGAGGACGCAATGATGGCTTATCGTATTGTTCGCTCACCAGAGCGTAGAGCATTCTACATCGATGTCGGAAACATCCCGCCAGCAGATGTAGAGCAATACATGCAAAAGGTCATGACTTCAATGAAGCGAAACCAGGTTGTTGACCCAACTACTGGTCGTGTAGACCTTCGCTATAACCCACTTTCAGTAGAAGAAGATTATTTCATTCCTGTTCGTGGCAACAGTGCAACAAAGATAGAGCAAGTCGCCGGAGGCAAATACACTGGCGACATTGATGACGTAAAGTATTTGAGAGACAAGCTTTTCTCAGCTTTAAAGATTCCAGCAGCTTACATTTCATCTGATAGTGATAAAGCGATGGAAGATAAGACTACTCTAGCTCAAAAGGACATTCGTTTCGCTAGAACTATCCAAAGACTTCAACGTTCCATTATCTCAGAGCTTGAAAAGATTGGTATCATCCATCTTTATACTCTTGGATACAGAGACGAAGACTTAGTATCTTTTCAGTGTCACTTAAACAACCCATCAAAGATTGCAGAGATGCAAGAGTTAGAACACTGGAAGACTAAGTTTGACATTGCAGGAGTAGCAACAGAAGGTTTCTTCTCCAAGCAGTGGCTAGCAAGAACACTCTTTGGCATGTCTGATGACGAGTTCATTAGAAACAGAAGAGAGATGTTCTATGACGAACGATTCAGAGCAACGCTTGAAACAATAGGTGAGGCAGAACAAGCAGAGATGACTGCTGGCTTGGATGCTGGTGTTGATGAGTTAGAAACAGGCGACCTTGGCGAACCAGGTGGTACAGGCACAGCGGGTATGGAACCAGAGATAGCAGCAGGCGCCGCCGATCTAGGTGGAGAAACGGCAGCAGAGGAACCTGCTGGTGGAGAAGAAGGAGATCTTCTCGCAGCACCTCCGGGAAAACGTGAAGATAAAGATGGTAGAACGACTACTGCCAAATCTCACGGGTGGTATGAGCCAAGAAGCTTAAAGCCAGGAGGCGATAGAAGGAAGACCTCTGGACCAAGAAAGAAAAACATGACTAGGGCAGCATCTCCTGAAACGGGTACAACTAGAAAACTCTTCCCAGGTATGGGCGAGCTTTCAGGATTAACGAAAGCTACAAGTATTTACGAGGATAAAACCACTAATTATAAAGTAGAGGAATTAAAAATCCTCAAAGAGCAGAAAGAACTTGATGCTCTATTCAAAAGTCTAAAAGCGAGGGAAGAAAAGAATGAGACTGAAGCATAACAAAAAGAGAAACACAGCTTTTATTTACGAAGCATTGGTTAGAGAGCTTACAGAGTCGGTTGTTAAAAATAACAAAAACAAACAAAACAAAATTGTTTCTATTATAAAGGAACACTTTGGCAACAACTCTCTCTTGAAAGAAGAACTTGAACTTTACAGAACAATCTACGAAACACGTGATTTAGAAAAAACAACAGCAGAAAAGATTGTAGTTCAAGTAAAAGAAAAGCACGATTCTCTTGATAAAAGAAAGTTATTCTTAGAGCAGTCAGCCCTTATCAATAAAATCAACAGAACACTTTCTAGCAAGGTTTATGGAAACTTTGTTCCAAATTATAAGACGATAGCTTCTGTTTACTCTATTTTCCAAGAAGCTCTACCAGTAAAGGACAGAGTTCTTTTGGAAGAAAGCATCGTAGAGAACATGTCAGCATCTGTCGAGACCAAACAAGAAGCACAACAGCCTATGGACTCAATCGTTTACAACACGTTTGTTACAAAATTCAATGAAGAATACTCTGAGTCTTTAAATGAAAGCCAGAAGGCACTTCTTGGAAATTACATTTCTTCTTTTCAGGATAATGGAATTGATCTTAAAGTTTATCTTAACGAGGAAATCGGAAGACTTAAAGACAAGCTAACAATTATAAAAGAAGAGAATCAAGATTCTGACCTTAAAGAAAAGATTGGAAGAGTTTATACTATTCTAGACGAGACAAAAAACAAAGACATTGATACAGAAACTTTGGAGATAGTCTTGTCAACACAGCAACTATTGGAAGACTTGGAAAATGACGATTAATGTAAATATTGAATTAGATCCAAGAATAAATCTTAAAGCCAGAAGAACTATTGAAGGCAACATTATTATTCTTGACCATGAAGACATGGACATTGTTTTAATGTTGGAGAAAAAGAAGTGTATTACCTTTCCAAAGGGCGCAATGTCTGATAGAGTTTATTCATCACAAGATAGAATGTTTAAGCATCTCGTAAAGAGTGGACTTGTCAATCCTGGTACCGTCCGTGGAGGCAACGTATTTGGGTCCCTGGAAGCGGAAATGCTAGAATCAAAGATCCCAGGAATTGATTACAACCAAGCGCTTCTTTTTTCTATTCACGAATACATTACAGGAGAGCGTCCATACTTCAAGTCATCAGAAGAATACGACGATGAAAGATTAGATGCTATGCTTAGACCAGCACCAGAAGACTCAACTGAGTTGGGTGATGTTCCGCAGGCAGCCCACAAAGGCTCACACTCACCGTCAGTTCGCCCTTACGGATTTATGTATAACTACTCTTTGGTTCGTGAAGGAAATGAAAGTGAGGATTCGTGACTTTTATTTGGTTCTGTCTGGTTTCCTATGGACTAACACAAATCCTCGTTTACGGAAAAATCCTAGACCCAATCCGCCCAAAGTCAGGAAAGTTAGGGCAATTGCTTGAATGCCCTATGTGTACCGGCTTTTGGGTCGGCCTATTTTTATGGTTCGTAAAGGACTATACTCAACTATTTACTTTTGATAATTCTTTTATCACCGGCATACTATTAGGCTTTGCTGGCTCTGCCGCAGCCTACATAGGTAACATGGTGTTCGGGGATGAAGGGATAAAGATAGAGCATCTTGTAAAGGAGCAAAAATGAGAAACTTGGTTACAATTAAGAGAATGCTTAGACCAGTTCGTCGTTGTAAGAACGGCTGCTAGCTGATGCGGGTGACCCCCGCATTTTGCATTACTTGAGAGGATTATTATGAAACTTATAAGAGAATACTTTGAATTATGTGAAGGCGGCGTTTGCCAAGACCTTCTAACAGAAGCAGACAAGAAATTTGTTGCAGAAGGCGGTTTGATCTTATCAGGCAAGATGCAGCAGTCTGACACTAAGAATGGCAACGGCAGAGTTTATCCGCACGCCATCTTGGAGAGAGAAGTAGCAAACTATGCTAGGCTTGTTGCCGATAATAGAGCACTGGGTGAACTTGACCACCCAGATAGTTCCGTTGTTAATCTGGCAAATGCTTCGCACATGGTTACGAGAATCTGGATGGAAGGCAATAAGTGTATGGGAACTATTCGTGTTCTCAATACGCCATCTGGTAACATACTTCGCTCTCTTGTTGAGTCTGGTGTAAAGATGGGAATCTCTTCTCGTGGTATGGGCTCAGTTAGAGAGTCTAATGGAGTCACCATGGTTGAAGACGATTTCCAATTACTTTGCTTTGACATGGTTTCGGATCCTTCAACTCCAGATGCTTTTATGATGACAGAAGCAAAAGATCCAACCAACATGTTTACAAAAGAAGATAAGATTAGTAGAGCCTTGAATAACTTCTTATTCAAGTTTGGAGAAAAATGAAAAGATCAGAATTAAAATCTATTATCAAGGAATGTGTAAAGGAAGTTCTCTTTGAAGAGGGAGTCCTTTCAAACCTTGTGGCTGAAGTTGCTTTCGGCATTGCAAAAGCACAAGGAACACTTGTGGAGACTAAACAACCAGCTCCACAGATGAGCACCGCAGCAATGCAAGAAGCAAGAGAACAAGAAGAAGAAGCGAGAAGACAAAAGCTTCTAGAAACAAAAAGAAAAATGTTAGATGCAATGGGTAACTCAAAGATGGCTAACGTGTTCGAAGGAACCGAGCCTCTTAAGCAAGGCGGATCACCAAGTGCTTCACCTGCTCACGGTCCAATGTCCGGAAGAGACCCTAGTGATGCTGGTGTAGATATCAGCGGTTTGTTTAGTTTAGCCGGCCAGAAATGGAACGCTCTAAAGTAAAGGAGAAAAGATGAGCAAAGGTAAACCATGTCACGTTGAAGTCGTGATACATGACCAAGATCAGGTCCTAAGAATGATTAAGAAGTTTACACGAAAGTGTAAGAAGACTGGACTTTTCCAAGAACTTAAAGATAGAAGATACTTTAAGTCAGAGTCTTTAAAAAGAAAAGAAAAGCGAGAGAATAAAAAAAGATTGTCACAAAAGACAACTCAAAAAATGAAAGACAAGTTTAACAAATACGAATAGGAGTATAAAAAATGGCAGGATTTAACAACCAACCACCAGTATCAGAATTTAGAAGGCCAACAAGTTGGGGTAGAACTCGGAGCCCAAAGAATATATTGTCTGCACACAGGGCTGGCATTAACGCTTCTGGGGATGGACTTACTCTTACTGGCGCTGCAACAAGTGGTGCATACACAACAGAGAATCAAAGATTTCTAACAGTTGTCCTGACAACCTATAATACTTCTTTTAAAGTTCAAGGCTACATGCATGCTTCTGGCCAGTGGGCTGACATCAAAGGTTCTCCCACGATTAACGCAGTCGGCTCTTGGGTGGTAGAGATAAACGGAATAGACCAAGTTCGTTTTGTTTCAGGTGGCAATACGGTTTTGTATGCTGCATGCTCTACCTTCTAAGTACCAATTTTTTTTCCTTCCCTTTAGAATCTTATAACACTATTTATTAAGAGGCAGACCAGTCTGCCCGTCTTATTTTGAAAATTGTTAGGAGTTAAAATAATGTCAAATCTACTAGAAAGAGCAATCATCGATGCAAAAGCATTGAAAGAAGCGGCTCTCAAGAATGCAGAGCAGCTAGTCATTGAGAAGTACTCTCTCGAAGTAAAAGAAGCAATGAATCAGCTATTGGAAGCAGACGATCAAACTGACGCCATGGCGGATCTTTTTGGCGACGAGGATGCTGATCTTGAAATGGGAACAGAAGAGCAAGAGAACAAGGAAGCTTCTGCAGAACCAACTATTAAGCCAGAAGATCTTGAAGCACAAATGCCTGATGCTTTCCTTAGTGATGACGATGAAATAATCTCTATTCAACTTAACTCCATTGAAGACGAGATTGAAGACGAAGAGGAAACACTTTTCGGTGGTGACGATAAACTTGACGACACTGAGATCGGCATAGACATCCAAGCAGATGACGAGATCTCAGCAGACGCAGACCTAGACTCAAACATTGACGACATGATGGCAGCAGATACAGGCGCCGAGCTTACTGCAGACCTTATGGAAGAAGTCCTAGAAGAGATGGGACTTAGCGAAGAAGAGATTAACTTGGACGAGCTTATGGAAGCTGTCCGTGTTGACTTCGAGCCGGTCAAGTCCGGGTGGGCAGGGACACCAGAATCTATTATGAAAGAATACGAAGCCATGCTTCTTGCCAGAGAGCAAGACAGCAAAGTAAAAGAAGAGAACGAAGAACTTCGCAAGACAGTTGCTTCTCTTCAAAACGAAAACAAGACTTTATCTTCTGCGGCATTAAAGCTGCAGGAGCAAAACAAAGAATATAATGCAGCATTTGAAACTCTGCAAGAAAAGTTGGAAACCATGAATGTCTCCAACGCAAAGTTGCTGTATATTAACCAGGCTCTTGAGAATGCCTCCTTGAATGAGCGACAAAAAAGAAAAATTGTCGAAGCCATTTCGAAAGCCGGAACAGTACAAGAAGCAAAGATTGTATTTGAAACCATGAACGATACAGTTGCTACTACTTCAGACGTGAAGAAAGAAGCGACCCTAAGTGAAATGGTATCACGTAAGTCTTCACTACTTGTAGCGGCTCGAAAAGAGCAAACCCAAAAGGATGCCAACCCTTTATTCAATAGAATGCAAGCTTTGGCGGGAATAAAGACAAAATAATTCTTATTAAAAGTTTACAGAAAAGGAGGTGATTTATTATGTCTATTTTACAAAAATTAACAGAAGGCGTACAACAGCGTGATCTTCGTGCTGAAGGTGCTGCTCTTCTTAACAAGTGGGAAGCAACCGGTCTTCTTGAGGGTCTCAACAACGAGAACCAAAAGCAGGGCATGGCTGTTCTTCTCGAAAACCAAGCAAAGGAACTTCTTCGTGAGGCTTCTTCAATGGCTGCTGGCGACGTCGAAGGTTTCGCAGCAGTTGCTTTCCCAATCGTTCGTCGTGTATTCGGTGGATTGATTGCTAACGACCTTGTATCGATTCAGCCAATGAGCTTGCCATCTGGTCTTATCTTTTTCCTTGACTTCACACATGAGTCTGGAGGTCGTGGAGCCCAAGCTGCTGAGTCTGTATTTGGTGGAAACAGAGTAGGTAAGGACATCCGATTGGGTGTTGACCTTTCTCCTAGTCCATTTGGCGATTCTGGACACGCTGGTGGTCACTATGACTTTGGTAATGCATACGCTCACGCACACACAACAGGTACAGTTGATTTGGGCAACTCTGTTGCAATGTCTACAGCTACAGCTGCAGTAACAGCTTCTGCTATGACAGACGCACAGAAGAAGTTGATTCGTTTTGATGCTGACCTTTTGGCTCTGAGTTCTTCTGTAGTACTTACCGTTCTTGCTGCACGAGCTGATAACGTTGCTGCAGGCACAGGCCCTCTCGCTGGTATGTCCGCAAAGGAAGCTTTGGAGCAGATTAACCTTTCTGCAGTTTCAGCTTCTGTTGCTGGTGCAACCGCCGCACACGGTATTTTGGTCCGCCGCTTGACTGAGCTTGTAGACGGTTCAGAAGTAGCTGGCGGTACTGCTGGTCACACATATTTGAAGCTTGTTTTTGCTTCTGATGAACAGCTTGCATCTGCAAATCGCCCAGCTGCTGGCGATGGAATAACAATCACCATGCCATTACCAGATCAGTTCACTGCTGGTGGAGCAATTGGTTCTGTCGTTGGTGCTGACGCTTGGGGCCTTGAAGAACCAACTACTGCAACTGGCAATGTCGGTTCTGCTGTGAACAAGAACGAGATTGCTGAGATCGACATCAAGGTTGACTCTATCGCAGTTACAGCACAGACCAAGAAGTTGAAGGCCAAGTGGTCTCCAGAGTTAGGTCAGGACCTCAACGCATACCACAACTTGGACGCAGAGGTAGAGCTTACTGGTATTCTTTCAGAGCAGATCGCTCTTGAGATCGACCGTGAGCTTCTTGCTGACCTTGTAAATGGTGCTACAGCCGGTACTCGTTACTGGAGCCGTGCACCAGGTCTTTTCGTTGATAGCGAAGGTAGAGAAATTGGTGCAAACACAGCTGCTCCAGACTTCACTGGTACTGTTAGCGAGTGGTACGAGACTCTCATTGAGACAATCAATGACGTAAGTGCTCAGATCCACAGAAAGACACTTCGTGGTGGTGCAAACTTTGTTGTTTGTTCTCCAGAGGTTGCTAACATCCTTGAGTTCACAAGCGGTTTCCGTGCAGCAGTTACTGCTGACCAGGATCGTGGAACCATCGGTGCTGTTCGTGCCGGTAGCTTGAGCAAGAAGTTCGACGTTTACGTTGATCCTTACTTCTTGCGTAACGTTGTCCTTGTAGGTCGTAAGGGTAGCTCGTTCCTTGAGAGCGGGTTTGTATATGCTCCTTACGTACCATTGCAGGTAACACCAACCATCTTTGGTACTGAGGATTTCGTACCACGTAAGGGTGTCATGACCCGTTACGCTAAGAAGATGGTACGACCTGATATGTACGGCCTTGTTGTTGTACGTGGTCTCCTTGGTGAGGGTGGCGCATAAGTCTAGCGTCTAACTAGAAAGACTTAAAGTTAAGCCCAGTCTTCGGACTGGGCTTTTCTTTTTTTATAAACTAATTACTTTACACTACGGAGGGTCCTAAAGATGGGCATGAAAAAGAAAAGATTAATATACGTTAGAAAGTTTGGAAACAAGTTCGCAGCTTGGTTGAAGAGTTGCAAAAAGGTTGTAACACCAGTTGTTGAGCCAGAGCCAGTTGTTGAGCCAGAGCCAGTTGTTGAGCCAGAGCCAGTACTTTGGTCCGTTCCAGAAGAACCCGTAGAAGAAAAGGAGTAATCATGGGTAAAAAGAAAAGAAGGATGCTAAGTCCTAAATTTAAAGCATTTAGAAATAAGCTTAAATCAGCTACAGAAGAGGTAGTTGAAAAAATTGAACAAGTGTCTGAAAAAGTAGAAAAGGTCGAAGAGGTACTTGAACCCGTTGTAGATCTGGTAGAGGAAGAGGTGGAAACTAAACCAGAACCACCGAAACCAACCATAGAGCAGTCTGCACAAGAAAAGAGACCAGCATCACGCCGCAAAAGGCAAGCCTCTAAAACTAAACAAGATGCCTAGGTGAAATGACCCTCCGAACAACTAGTTATAATGATAAACCATAACTTGTGAGGGACCATGAATGTCTTTACCAACTTTAACACCAGCGAGTACGCTATCTGCTATCGTTCTCCCTGTTACTGGAACAGCCGGAAGCGTTAATTCCGCAGTACCATACAAAATCTATTCAGATGAAACTTCGCCACTTTACTCATCAGAGTTTATCTCTGGTGCGGTAGATCAGGTATCCTATGTCTATAAGAAGTTAGGTGGAGACGTATTAGATTTAGAAATAACAGAAGGAAATGTTTATGCTGCCTACGAAGAAGCAGTATTGGAATACTCTTACCTAATAAACGTACACCAAGCAACCAACATCTTGTCGGACGCTCTAGGTAACACTACAGGGTCTTTTGATTCAAAGGGAAACATAGAGGCCGGTGCGTTAAGTTCTTCGCTTGCAGGTACTCACGTCGCCCTCAAATACCCTAAGTTTGATTATAGTATGACAAGAAGGGTTGCAGATGGTATTGGAGCGGAGGTTGGACTCAATGGCTCTGTTCAGTACTCAGCTTCTTTTGCCGTTACATCTTCGGTACAAGATTACGACCTTCAGCAAATCATAAGCACGTCAACAGATTATTCTGGATCAATTGGTAACAAAACAATTCTTATAAAGAAAGTTTATTACAAGACACCACATGCTATGTGGCGTTTCTATGGTTATTATGGGGGACTTAATGTTGTAGGCAATCTTCACAACTATGGTCAGTTCTCGGATGACTCTACATTCCAGCTGATTCCAGCTTGGCACAATAAAGCACAAGCAATGGCTTTTGAAGATGCAATCTATACAAGAATGTCTCATTTCTCTTATGAATTGAAGAACAACAAGCTAAGGTTGTATCCAATACCTTATACTGGCGGACCAACAAAGATGTGGGTTGAGTTCTCTATTCCAACAGATGTGTGGGATAATGATGATACAGCAACCGATGGTGTCAACAACATGAACACACTGCCGATTGGAAACCTTCCATTCAACAACATCAATTCTATCGGTAAACAGTGGATTCGCAGATTCGCACTTGCGCTTTGCAAAGAGACACTCGGACAGGTTCGTTCTAAGTTTGGCAATGTTCCTGTACCAGGTCAAACTGTGAATTTAAATGGTACAGCGTTAGTAACAGAAGGTAAAGCAGAGCAAGACGCTCTACGTGACGAGTTAAAGACAACTTTAGCAGAACTTACTTATGCTAAGTTGGCAGAACAAGATGCTACAATGCTTGATAATACAGAAAAGGTTTTGGAAAAGGTTCCAAACTATATCTTTGTGGGGTAAGGTAAATGTCTGAAGATAATAAATGGTCACAGCCAGCTTCTCCACCACCACCGCTATTTACGGGGAAGAAAGAAAAAGATCTTGTCAAACAAGTAAATGACGAGATTATTGAAAGAGTTGTCGGGCAAACAATACTTTATTACCCAGTAAGTTTAGAGCACACAAACTTTCACGAGATCTATGGAGAAGCAATACAAAAAAACTTTCTCCACCCAGTGAGAGTATACGCCATGGTTGAATACACATCAGAAACAACAACTACAACTCCACTTGGTGTTGATCGTGTCGAAAGAATAAAAATTTCTTTCCACAAAAGAAGATTAACAGAGGATCAAGACCTTTATGTAAGAGAAGGTGACTTCGTGCAGTACGGACAGAGCTTTTACGAGATTCTAACTTTGGCAGAACCACTATGGCTGTATGGGCAAGTTGATTCAAAGTTTGAGATAACAGCAGAGTGTGTAAGAGCAAGAGAGGGTCTATTCAATGTCTAACAAGCAAAGCGATACTTTGATGGCTACAAGAGTCCATTTTCAGCCTTCTACAATAGAAACTATTGACATGTCTGTCTTGAATTACATAAATGAATTAAATTTATTTGCGGATACAAATGAAGGCTGGAAAAAGGTTCCAGTTATTTGGGGCAGCGCAGAGCGAGCTTACCAAGTGAAGCACAACAAGGACATAAGAGATCAACAAGGTCTCCTTAAATTTCCAATTATAACAATAAGAAGAGCGAGCGTAACAAAAGACATGCCATCCGCTGGTGTTTTCCAGGGAAACGTTCCAGAAGAAAGTGATGAACAAGGCGGCTCGCTTGAAGTATCAAGGGCGATCTATCAAGAGAAAACAGTGGCTTTTGCTTCTGCAGATGCTCAAAGATTGTTTGGGCAACAAAACTGGCCCTATGCAAACCCGAAAGTTGTTTATCGTACTATTTCAGCGCCTATGCCTGTTAATGTGTCGGTTATGTATGAAATTACCTTAAGAACAGAATACCAGCAACAAATGAATAATTTGCTCTTGCCTTTTATAACAAAGCCTGGTACAATAAATTATGTTAATCTTGAAACTGGAGAGCACAGATACGAAGGTTTCATTGAAGGTAACTTTTCAGAGCAAGACAACATGAGTAACTTTACAACTGAAGAAAGAAAGTTTGAAACAAAAGTAAATCTTAAGGTAGTTGGCTATCTTGTTGGAGAAGAAAACAATAGGGCAAAGTCTTCTTATTCAGTGAGAGAAAACCTTGTGGATGTAAAGATCCCAAGAGAAAGAATAACTTTAGGAGAAATACCAGATCACGAGTTAGGAAACTATCCACTAGGTACAAACATACCAGCGGTATCGAGAGATTTATTTGAAGTAGCGCCTTTCTTCTTTTCTAGAACTTCACCTGCTGGAGGAGCACAAGGCAGCGTATCATCTGGCGGAAG